AACACCGATGAAAGTGGCTGACGATGCTGCTGCAACCGTAGCCATTCCTGCTACACCACCGAGAGTAACACCAGAAGCACCTGCAGTCAAAGTGATTGCATATGTTGCTGCTGCGGCATTAACAACAGTGAACTCAAACGAGGTCCCTACTGCTTCATCGGTGAATCCTGCACCCAGTTCCGCACCAGTTGGTGTGGTAAGTGCACGACCTGTTGTTGGTGTCATCGTGTAAACTACACGACCTGCACCAGCAAGTTGTGCTGCTGTCATTGTTGTTGCTGCATCAGTTGCTGCAACAACAGTTACCTTCTCACGAAGGGCTGCCCATGTCTCTACACGCTTGCGTGAGAGAGCACCATCTGTATCATTTGCTAATAGTGGCATAATATTTCTCCTTGTTTTCTAGTAGTTAACTTAAGCGGTCTTCGCCGTGAGTTTGCCTTGCTTGGCACGGTTACGTACAGTCAAGTTGCCGTAGCACATGATGAGCGCATAACGAGCATCAACGTCTTCTGGCTTAATGAACTCAGTCTGCGAGAACCACTTGTTGGAGTGACCAACCAAAGTGATGTACTTGCTGTTAAGGAAGTAGAACACACCAGCCGTGCAATGTACGTCGTACATTACTGGAGCAGCCTTAAACAACAGGTTCTGGAATCCAGCATCTGCAGTCTTGGTGTCCGTGTAACGGAGGTTTGGCTGAAGCAATGCTTCGTACTTCTCAAACAAAGTTTGAGTTGTCAACAAAGTATCTGGGTGGTCATTACCAACCGAAACGCTGTTGTAAGCAGTTGACATTTGTGCAAGTGTCAAAGCAGTTGAGGTATTTTCCTCATACGACTTCCACCATGTGTAAGAACTTGAGTCAATGTTTCCAACAGTGTTGCCGGATTCAACCAAGTTACCAAGACCGTTCCAGTCCTTTGAACTGTTGCCAGTTCCGTCGGAGAAGAACATTTGGTTAAAAGACTCACGCATTGACTCTTCAGCCTGCATAATCTTTGCTTCCAAAAGGTTAATGATTTCTTGCTCACCGTTGTTCTTGGCTTCTTCAAGACCAGAGATGGAGATGGATGCAGCGAACTGCTTCCAGTCGTACTCCGCTGCCGAAATGCCCTCTTGTGGTGTCAACGAAAGCGAGTCGTAACCGCTGTACGAAGAAACCGTTGAGTTCTTTCCGTAGATAAGTGGTTCCACAATCTTCGTACCGCCGTTAAGCATACGAATGCGACCCTTTTCCATAAGGGTGTAGGTAAGTGGACGGGCTGTGAAAACGTTGTCAGTCAACTGCGAACGGTAGTTCGCAAGGGTTGTACTAAGCAGCGCATCAAAATTGCTATTGGCTGATGCCATGATTTTTTCTCCTTGGGGTTAAACGCTAAACGTTATGTTGCCGTTTTGCGGCTTCATAAGCATCTCGCAATGATGTTATGGGTTTTGCTGATACATCGGCACTTGAAGATGATGCTCCACCGCTGACAACAGATGCTCCTCGTTTAGCCTGCGTAACCTTCTCAGTCTCTTGCGTCTTCTTCGCACGAAGTTGACGAACAGCCTGAGCGTCCTCGTAAACACTATCGAATTTCATTTGTTTGTAAACCGCTTCCAAATCTGTAGACCCAATGACCAAAGCCTTTGAAACTACTTCATCTGCATCAAAATCAGAACCATATCGGCTCTGCAGCGTAGAGACAGTATTTTCCAACTCTTGCATTGCTTTTGCTTGTTCAAAAGCCTGCATTCGTTGTTCCAACTGTTTGTACTGCTTCTCAACCGGGTCCATCAACAGTTCCTCTTCAGGAGAGATTGTCTGCTGTATACCGTAATGTTTACCAAGCAGTTCCAAGGTCTCTTTAGGGTTACTCTGCAAGGCTTCCTGCAAAGCAGCACCAAATTGAACTTGACGCCGTTGCTCACTGAGTTCCTGTGTCTTGCGGGTATAGTCCGCTTGACGTTGGTATCCAGAAAGCGCCTCTTTGAGAGGAACTCTTACTTCTTCTCCACCAACTTGTACAGAAACATATTTGTCTCCGTACTCATCAACAGGAAGCAGTTCAATTTCCGCATCACTGAGGTTTTCAACTACATCAACCACTTCCTGCGGTTGTCCCTCTTCTAAAAGTGGGGCCGTTTCCAGGTCAACTTCATTGCCAATTATTTCGCTCATCGCTTGAGTCCTCCAAGGGTTGCTCTATATGTAGTGATTTATCGTTACATGTTTGGTGGCATTTGATTGCCACCTTGCATTTGTTGCATTAATTGCATCAAAACTTCTGGTGGTAAACCAGCAAGTTGAGGAGGCAATCCTGGCATTCCACCTTGCGGTGGCATACCAGCCTGACCACCACCAGCCGCAAGTTGCGCTAACAACTCAGGTGGCAGTTGAGGCATGCCACCCTGTGGTGGCACCCCTTGTGGTGGTAGACCTTGTGGGGACATTCCCTGAGGAGGCATCCCTTGCGGTGGCATTGGCATCCCTTGCGGAGCCATTTGCGATGGACCTTGCGGTTCAGGAGGAGGCGGAGGAGACTGCAAAAAGACTGAAGGTTGTTTTACACCAAAACCATATTGCAAAACATACTGTGCAAGTTTTTCAACATTAACAATTCCAATTTGCAAAAACGGTGCCATAGCATCCATAATCTGCATAGCGGATTGACGACGGAATGATTCGTTGACTGGTTGCGTTGAACCACCTTCAACTTCAAAATCAAACTCTCCTTGGATGTAGTCACGGTCAAAGTTGAGCCATGCTGTCTTTTCACCTGAACCAAGAACACGTACAGATTGTTCACCAGTCATGTATTGTTGTGCAAGCATTATAAGTCTGCGTCCACAGTCTGCAATACAGCGTTCAATGACTGCAAGTTTTTCTGATGCTCTTGCGTTAGCGGCATCTTGAACAATTCCGGCTTCTGTCGCTGTTCGCCTGATTTCTGGTAGTCCACCACGCATGTATTCTGATACTCCAGATACACGGTCAATGTCTTGTGAAATCAAATCTGATTGGTTATAAAACTCTGGTGGACTGATAATTGCTGGCATTGGTACTACGGCATTGTTTAGTCCATCTTCGGAAATGACTGGTACAAGCACGTTGTCTTCGTCTGATTCAAGTGCTGCACGACCGTCTGCGTCAAATGATGCTTCACGGTACAACCATTTGCGTGAGAACCTTTTTCGGTGGTTCATCATTTGTGTACGTGTTTGGTTGAGTTCCATTTGCAATGGTTCAATTGCTTCCAGTTCCCCCATTGGGTAGAAATGGTCTGGGATGTCATAGTTTCGCAACATGACAAATGGATGTCCAAATGCAAATGGAATTTTTGTTGGTGGGACAAGGAACTTGTCTCCACCGTCACAGAACACAGAAATTGTGTCTCTGTCAATGTCGTAGTATTCCCAGATTTCTACATAGGAATCTTCTGGACTATCTCCACGTCGTGGACGTAGATTGCCACGCCATTCGTCAACACTCCATTTAGAATAATGTGATGGTTGTGCTTCTTGACGTGCTGTTGCGTTGTAACGCTTATCTTTCTTAACATCTTTTAGCGGTCTACGAATTCGTTGGGCAATCCAACGCACGTCAGACATTGATGTTGCATCAGCATCAACAAACATATCAAATGCTGAGATTCGTTCAACAAACGGTCTGTCTTCTGTGATAATCAATTCTGATTCAGTTATTGATTCGGCTGTAGCAAGTTCATCTGCTGTGTCGTAACTGTCTTGTTTTTCTGTAAAACGATAACCAGTTTTCATCCAGCCATGTCCAAGAATGAGCATGTCTTTTACGGCACGACGAAATTCTTTTTGACACTCAAAGTGTCTCCACCAATAGTTAACAATTTCTTCTGTAATAATTGCTTTTGGTGCATCATCTGATTTACGTGCGTTAACAACAATCTTTGGATAATTGACAGAAACGCTTGGTGCAATTACGTTAATGGTTGCAAATGCCATGTTGATGAGCAAACGGTCTTCTGGCATTTGTGTTTTGTAGTGACGACCCCGGTACATGTCTACCATTCGTGCCCACAAATCGTCGTAGCGTTCTTCACGTCGCCAACGACGTGACTGTTCTATTTTGCCACGATACTTTGTAATCAGTTCTTGATTGGAAATCCTAGCCATTGCTTATCTCCTTATTTGATAGAAGCACGAAGTTGCCAACGCCACTTTTTGTGCATGTCATCTCTCTCGGCAAGAAAGTTGGCAATGCCTTGTTGATTTTCTTTAACTGCTTCTTTGAATGCTTTGTCAATTTGTAACAGTATTCCATCATTCATTTTTAGCAATGCTTTTGCCATATCTAATGGCATTGTCTTTACACCAACAGATTGTAGTGTTCTTAGTTCAACAAAATCTTGTAAAGCAAAAGGTGCATAGCAATCTAGTTTGCGAATGTTTTCAGCAATTGGGTCAATTGAACTGTCAACATCTTCGTAGATGTTTAAAAACAATTCGTGGTATTGAGCAAAGTCTGGTCCTTCAACATTCCAGTGATAACCATGAGCAGTAAACTTCATGGTCACTGCGTCGGCTAATAGAACCTGTAAACAATAATCTAAACTGTATTTTTGTTTATTCATTTTTGTTCCTTACCGTCATGCCAACCAATGTGTTGGTCCAATTTGCTACCAATTTTGTCCACTTTGTTTCCAATAGAACGAAGCAGGATTCTTCCTTCAGCATGTTGGGATGTGTTCTCTTTTCGTAGTTTTTGCAACACAACGACAATTGGTCCCGTGATGACAGCGACGACAATGGGCATCCAGATTTCTGCCACGTCACACCCACCGTGTCCCAACTGGTTCGGCTTTGATGCCGGCTGCTTCAGCCTGGCGTACTTGTTCTCGTTGGCGTTCAACTACTGTTGGTCCATGGAAGTCTTCTTTGCCGTAGGTGTATCCCCATTTAATGCCTTTAATGTGGCATTTAAAGCAAATTGACCCTCGTCGGGGTAGTTCATCATCAACAAATGTAGATAAACATTCTAAACATCTGAATTCGTTCATAACTATAAGCCAAACTCGTTACTCTCGTGAATTAAATGAACCAATCAAAGCCTCTTTTTCAATTTCTGGCTTAATCAGAAATTTTTCCCACCATCCAAGAGTGTTTTTAATTGGTGAAGGGTCATGCCTGTATTCAGGCAACCAAGCATACTTTAACATTTGGTTGGTGATTGCTAAAGACATAACACGGTCATCGTGTGGGCTTCCATGCATTTTTCCGTTGGCTTCACGGACAAAAGTCCTAAGTTCGCCAATGGTCTTTCCATCATAAAGACTTATTGATTCGTCTCGAATTGCAGCATTAAGTTCGTCAATAGCCAACGGTTTGGAGACCGAAGTCGTTCTCCAACCCATTGTCTCAGTAATGGTTGGGTTCCTTTGACCGAGTTTTCTCGACCTATAAATGTTTCTGTATCCGGACCTTTGTAAACCTTTGATTGTTGTTAAACCATGATTATTGGACTCAATCCCAATAAGAGCATAGTTGTAAAAGAATCCAATTGCTTTTAATACTTCTTCGCCAAATATGTCTGCGTCCACATGTCCGTGCCAGTGGGCAACAACTAGACCTGTGTTTGCTGAAATAACATGTGCTGCC